CCCTCCGGCCGAACTGCCGGAATCCGGAAGCTTGCGGCGGCTACGGCGACAAGCATTGCCATGGATGCACCGTCGCCATGCGCGAGATGGCGGAGGAAATCGCATGAGCGAGTATCTCCGCACATCAATGACAGAAGACGCAGCAGCGCAGCGCACCGTTGAGGGCAGGGTGAACCTTCCCCGGCTCCAGGTCCCGCGCGTCGAAGTCTCGGCTGCTGTCGCGGCCCTTGTCTCAAAAACCGAATTTCCGAAACGCTCTGACAGGAGGGCTGCATGACCTGGTCCATTTTTATCGCCTGCGTCGCCGTCGTTCTCTGGATGGCAGCTCTGACACTGGTCGTTCCCGGCTTCGTCGAGCGTGAGTTTCGCCGGAACGGCTACCGCAGAAAGGATTGAGCGCTTTCACCTCCTCCCGAGGCGCTCAACGCTGGTCCCGGTCATCCTCCTCCCGGCCGGGACCAGCAACTCTCAAGCGGATCCGCTTGTTCGCCAGTCTCATGACCACGGCTTGAACAGCTTCTCCGAGAGGGATTGCCGGTGACGACGAGGGCGCGTCACCGGCGGCAGGACCGGACGTTGCGGCGGTGGTCCTGCGGAAAGGAAAGACTTGGGAGGGACCGGCAGCCGTTGGCGCGGCGCCGTCCTCTCCATCGGTAAGGAAGTTCCTTGGCATCGGTGTCTCCTAAGCAAAGAGACACTCGCACGGGGACCCCGAAATGTACGGCAATAGAGTTTCCAAATCCGGAAAACGTGTTTCCGAGGCAAAGATGACAAGTGTGGCACTGAGTGAGGCAAAAGGTTGGTACGCCGCCCTAATGAACGCTGAGTTCAAGGGCCGGGGCGACCGCGAGAAGGCCGTTCGGGGAAGGCTGGCAGACAAGACCGGCATTCCCGAAAGCTACCTCTATCGACTGCAGTACAAGACACGTGAAATGAGCGATATTGCCGGATCAGCTTATCGGGCGCTGATGCTAGCATATATGGCCTATGAGGAAGTTTGCCAGAGAAACGAGGAAGCGGCGGCCAAGCATCGGGCCGAACGCCACGCACTGAGGAAAGCCCATGCGACTGCTGACAAGCGCTCTGATCAGAGCGTGGGAATGGGGGAGGCTTCAAAGTGAGAAGTTCCTCCCCTGGATGCGCCGGAAGCGGCCCCGCGAATGATGAGGCGGGCCTTCTCCGCGAGGAGATAGCCGAACTCGAAGCCCAGATCTTCCGCATCAAGAACAGCATGAACCGGGCCGACAACGGCGTGAAGCTGCAGAAACTCGCGGTGATCACTCGACTGCGTGACCGGTGCAAGAAGTCTCTGGCCGCCGTTGAAAAGAACGGGGCGGCAGCATGACGGTAGTCTCCTCGAAATACGCCCGTATCGAGAATGATCTGTACCAGACAGAGCCTTGGGCAACCGAGGCACTGATCCGTCACTTCCCCGTCACCGATATGAAGATCTGGGAGCCAGCAGCGGGCAACCACCTGATCGCTGACGTTTTGAAGGAAGCTGGTGCAACGGTCCACACCAGCGACATCGCGACATACGAGCGGCCGCAGGATCAATGGTTGGATTTTCTGGACGATCTACCGGTCACCTTCGGCGGCGACGGGATAATCACCAACCCGCCCTACGGCGTCCAGAACCGGACGGCGGTCAAGTTCGCTGAGAAGGCGCTCGAGAGATGCTCCGGCCTCGTTGCACTGCTGCTGACCGCCAAGTTCGATTCCGGCAGTACCCGGACGCACCTGTTCCGAGACAATCCCCGCTTTGCCGGGAAGATCGTCCTTATCGACCGCATCAGTCTCCTCTTGAACAATGAGAGCGGGACCGAAGATCACGCTTGGTACATCTGGACAGAGGCGCCGCGCCTGCCGCGCGTGCCTGTCCTGATTTATGCGGGGAGGGAAGCATGACCTTCCTCGAAGCCTACGCCAAGTATGGCCCCGACACGATGGCGATCGCCGAGGCCTTGGACATCAAGGAGCATGAGGCCGACCGTCTCATCAGTGCGCGGCTGAACGCCGACTATGCAGAGCGGCTTCACGCGCGCCGGGTCAAGAAGATCGCGTACGCCGGCAAGGAACCTTTCGTGTCGGAGTGGGCGAGATGATTTCTGATCGCATGTCCGCCGCCGAGTTCCGCGCTATCCAGAAGGCAGATCAGTCCGAGACGCCATCGAAGTACCGCAACAAGAAGACGACCGTCGACGGCATCAAGTTCGACAGCAAACGCGAGGCGCAATTCTATTCCTCTCTGAAGCAGTTGGAGCGCGCTGGCCAGGTCTACGAGGTCGAGCTTCAGAGGCCGTATGCGCTCACGGTCAATGGGCAGCTGGTCTGCACCTACAGGGCGGATTTCGCCTTCTACAACGCGATCCAGAAGCGCAACCGCGTCGTCGACGTCAAGGGCGTTGCCACCAAGGACTTCAACATCAAGCGCAAGCTCATGCGGGCCATCTACGGAATCGACGTGGAGGTCATCCGCTGATGAGCATCAGTGCCGCCATCCGCCGCATGTTGGAAGCTGGTCTCACGATCGAGCAAGCCCTTGTGGCCGCCGAGGCTTTCGAAGCCGAGGCTGAAACTGTTCCGGCCGTCGATCGTGCCGCTGAGAAGCGGCGGGAGTGGGATCGCGAACGGAAGCGTAAACAGCGGAATTCCGCATTGTCCGGTGGAAGTCCGGTGGAAACAGGTGGACAGCAGGTGGACCCCGAGACCCTTTCCTCCCCGGAGGTTTCCCCCCACACCCCCCTTCCTAACCCCTCCAATCCTATACCCCCTTCGCCCCCCAAGGGGGGCTCTTCCCCCACGGCGGTCGACCAGGTCGTGACGGCATTTTCGGAAATGGCGCGCCAGTCCGGGCTTTCCGTGCCGAGGGCCGTCACGGCCTCTCGCCGTCGCTCGTTGCTGCTGCGGATCGAGGAACACGGCCTGCCGGCGGTTCTCGATGCCATCGAGCGCATCGGCCGCAGCCGGTTCTGCCGTGGCGAAAACGACCGCGGCTGGCGCGCTGACCTCGATTTCCTCTGCCAGCCTAAGAGCTTCGTCTCGATCCTCGAAGGCAAATACGACGACCGGCCGCAGCAATCGCAAGCACCGCCTCGTGAAAGCGAACACGCCCGCCATCAGCGGGAATGCCGAGAAGCCATCCAACGGAAACTGAACGGAAACGGACATGACGAATTTGCCAGCACCGGCCCAGCTTTCGACCTTGAACCGGGAGATTTCCGCGCTCACTGAGCGGCTATCACCGGTCCGCGAGGAAGCAGTTTTGCGCAGCCTCGAAGTTATGCAGGCAGCCGGGATGAGCATTCCCTCCGGTATTGACCCGAACAAGCTCGACGCGGTGTACGGCTACGCCCTCGAAGGCGTTCCGAACTGCGGCTTAGCGATCGCCACGCAGAAGCTGATCAAGGGCGACTATGCCGGCAACCCCGATATTCTTCTCGGCATGATCCCGAAGCCGCCGATCCTTGCCGCTCTGGCGAAGGCGGAATCTAGACTTGCCCGTGAAGATCTAGCGAGGAAACGGGAGATCGCCGCCACGCTCACCCACCAGCCGCCAGAGATCGACCGGTCTCCGGAGGTCATGGCCCGCGTCCGCGCCAGGTTGAACCAATTCAAGCAGGAGCATGCTGCGTCAAAGGCAGCCGCCGGCGGCATTGTGGTCCAAAAGTCCATGTCACCCGAGCGTGCCGAAGAGCTGGCGCGGATACTGGCATTGCCAGACGCGCACTCGGTCAGCGCCGAGCAGATGGCCTACCGCCGGAAGATCGAGATGGACCCCGACGCCGTCGAGCCGATCGACGAGGAGCGCGCGGCATGACCATCCAGCACCGCACCGTCGACATCGAGGCTGCTGCGAAGCTCTGGAGGGATGATCTCCCTGCCTCCCAGATCGCCAAGCGCTTTGGCGTCAGCCGAAACGTCATTGTCGGGTTGGCCTTCCGCAATCGCGGTCTGTTCCCGTGGCGCGGTGACGCCGGGAAGAAGTCTCGCGCTCCCGGCCAAGCGAAGACGATGCGGCCTCGCAACCAGGCGCCGGAACTGAAGCGGGAACCGGAGATACCGGCGACCGCCGACGACGCTGAGCGGCTCCAATCCGCGAAGCTCCTTCACCATCTCTCGGCCCGCGAATGCTGCTGGCCCCTGAACACCGGCGGCCCGTACCTGTTCTGTGCGGCGGAAACGACGGGCCGCTACTGCCGAAACCACCATGCAAGGTCCTTGCCGAAGATATCGAGGGTGAATGAATGACGATGGTAGCGAACAGCAACCGACAGACGGCCTGGTATGCGGTCAGGGCCGTCCCCGGCTATCAGCGGATGGCGACTATACTCGAGCCTGCGAACGATGAAACGGAGGAGGAGAAAGTGGCTCGCGAGCGGCGTAAGGGTGAAAGCATTCTCGAACGCAATCTCCGCAACGGGGGGATCGATGTTTACATGCCGTCATTCTGGGCCATCACTCAGCACCAGCGCACGAACAAAATGCTAGAGCGCCGCTTCCCGCTGTTGGTCGGCTATGCCTTCGTCAACATCAGTCAGAGGGATTTCGAACGCGTTCGGAACATCGACGGCGTCATGTGCTTTCTCCGCCCGTCTGCTGATCGGGGACCCATCGTCTTCCCTGACACTGACATCGGCAGCCTCATGTTCGCCGATTTCCAGAAACGGCAGCAGTGGGAACGCGAGCGCACAGAGAGGCTTGTCCTATCTCAAAACCACCGCCGCAATTCGCTCAACAAGCGGCTTGGTCTGATCTTCCCGAAAGGCAGACGAAAGAAAATTCCGCTGCGGATGATGGCAGAAGCCGCGATTGACGATCTATCGCCGGCAAGTCGTCAACAGGTTTTGAAGATTCTCAACGAATTGAAGGTTATGGACAGCGAGATGGAGGCTTGCAGGGCAAGCTCGACGGCTTTATATTCAGTCGCGTGATTTGGGTGTGCAGTCGGACCTTGCCAACCGCAACGGGAATACTCGACGGCCCAGCCGGGAGCCTTCCAACTCCTGCCTAATGGGGAAATGCATCCAAAATTCGGGGCGGCATAGACCGCCCTTTTCCAATTCAGATTGCCCGGTAGTGCTCCTGGAAAATGCAGATAGACCCCGACTGGGCAAGCGCGACCACCCAATGACCGCTGNCGCTGTCTATGCGGTAGGGTGGTCGCCTCAAGCTCAGCTCAAATCCACCAATCTCGCAAAATGTCGATGATGAGAATGATTATCGCAGTCGGGATATCTAGCGAGAAGCTGCGGTACTGAATGCGGATATGCTTAGGTTTCCTTTCGTTGTTCACGGGAAGCCCTGGTTGGGTATTCCGTATAGGAAGCCTGTTCCGCAGATGGTTGTCGCCACCACGCGCGTTTGTCTTTGTTCGTCGGCGTAGAGCAGCTCAGTAGCGCACCAGCCTCATAGCTGGAGGTCGCACGTTCGAGTGTTGTGGTCGCGACGTCGTTCAGGCGGCCGTGGAAAACGGGTGCCCACTTCAGAGTCTGGCGACCGTGTCTCAGCCTTGCCCGCGTATTGCATCCAGTTTGGCAAGCCATCGTAGATGCCCGCCCGCTTCGCTGAGCATGTAGATAGCCAACTCGAGCGGCGGCTGAGCCGGCTCTTCAGCGCCGGGTTCATGCCGGTAGAAGTGCGCGCCATCGATCCAATCTCGGAGCGACGCTACCAGCTTTTGAGCGAGGTAAATGGCTGGCTTTTCATCAGCATACAGTCGGTTAACGAGCGGCTCTAAATGCTTTTGAACCTCGCCGGCGCTGAACTGATGGGCCGCGGGAAACATCAGGCGGAATAAACTCTCGGCGGCGAAAAACGCCGACCTTAGTGCTGCTTTCCCGTCGGGAGGGGTTCTATCGAGCGCAACGAAAGCATCCTCGTACAAGGACCTGACACCATTATAACGGTTCGAGCTCAAGCTCGCTATTGTTGAGACGCGAGTACTTTCGAACTGCTGATCGACGGTGAAGTGAACGCCGCCCCGGTCATCTATACGATATCTCACCTGTTCTTCTGCAAAAATGCGCCTGCACGACATAAGAAACCGTCCGCGCCGCTTCGCTTTTTCGAGTTCGCTGTGGTGCGTAATTGTGTTGTAAATCGTCGTGATTGCATCGAGAACGTCGCGAAGTTCTAATTTCTTGAGGATTGGTGGCCACTTGAAGTCATATCGACATTCACCAATGAGCACTCCGTGCTCCTTCTCGATCCGCTTACCTAAGCGCGAGAGGTCCTCGTCTAGTTCGGTTATCGCGATGGCTAGACGATTCCGCATTCTTTGGCTGTCTGGCAAAAGCTCCTGGCTTCGCAGATATAACTGGGAGAACCTCTTTCCCTCAGCCGCGTCGGACATCGACTAGACTCCTCATCTTAATTTCATAAGTGCGTCGATGTCGCCATCCTCGTACTTGCCGAGAGTTTTATATCCTTTCTGGGACAAGTTGATGCAAACGAGCAAGTCTCTCTCCACATCTAAGTTGGAGGCGTTGTTGATTTCGCGCGCAAGGTCAGTGGAGTTTGTCGATGACTGGATCAAATAGAACGATGTCGTCTCGTTCCAGTAGGTACCGGTGGTGCTCGCTTTGATTGCCTCGTCAACTGAGGTCCATCGCTCCCTATAACTTCCTAACAAGGTAGTTTCATCAGCGATGCGGAATGTGACTGCGAATATTGCCATCCGCGGTTCTCCTTTCGGGTTGCATCGGCAGGTTGATCACAACCGCAGCCGAGTCGCAACTAGTGACATCCGTTCTCCCGCTAATTCACAGGTTTCAACATGTCGGGCAAGGAAGACAAACAACGCGCCGACTGGGAGGCGATCGAGCGCGAGTACCGCGCTGGCCAGATATCCCTTCGTGCCATCGCTACCGCGCAAGGGATTACTGAGGGCGCCATCCGGAAGAGAGCAAAGGCAGAAGGCTGGCAAAGGGCCTTGGCCGAAAAGGTCCGCCAGGCGGTACGCGAGAAGCTGGTACGCACCGACGGTACGCAGGATGGTACGCAGCCCCAACGCGCATCGGACAGCGAGATTATAGAAGGAGCCGCTATCCGTGGCCTCAACATCGTCACCTCTCATCGGAAGGACCTGCAGCAGCTTCACGGGTTGAAGCGCGTGCTCGCCGAACGCCTTTCCATATACATGCAGGGCGTTGCACCTGATGGTCCCTGCCTCGGCGACAAGGAAAGCCCTGGCGACCTGCTCGAAAAGCTCTCGCGCATCACCGCTCGTTTGATCCCGCTCGAAAGGCAGGCGCATAACCTCGATGCCGAACCAGATGAATCAAGCGGCGGCCGATCGCTCGCAGACTTCTACGGCGGCTCGGAAGGATAAGGCCACTCTCAATCCGGCACTTCGTAGCTTCTGGCTCACACCTGCTCGCAACCGGGTTCTTTATGGTGGCCGATCGAGCTCGAAGTCATGGGATGCCGCCGGCTTCGCCATTTTCCTGGCAACGCAATGCAGGATCCGCGTCCTGTGCGCCCGCCAGTTTCAGAACAAGATCGCCGAATCGGTCTACACCCTTCTGAAGATCCAGATCGGGCGGTTCGGCCTCGGTAACGAGTTCATCATCACCGAGAACTCGATCCGGCATAAGCGGACCGGCTCGGAGTTCATGTTCTATGGCCTCTGGCGCCACATCGACGAAATCAAGTCCCTCGAAGGCATCGACATCTGCTGGATCGAGGAGGCTCACAACCTCACCCAGGAGCAATGGGATATCCTTGAGCCGACGCTGCGCAAGGAAGGGTCTCAGTTCTGGATCATCTTCAACCCGCGACTGACGACCGACTTCGTCTATCGTCGCTTCGTCACGAACACGCCGCCGGACACGATCAAGCGGCAGATCAACTATAACGAAAACCCGTTCCTCTCCTCGACCATCCTCAAGGTCATCGAGGCGAAGCGCAAAGAAGACGAAGAAGAGTATCGCCACATCTACCTGGGCGAGCCGCTCGAAGACGATGACGCGGTCATCATCAAGCGGTCGTGGATCAGGGCGGCGATCGACGCACACAAGAAGCTCGGCATCCAGCCGGCCGGCGGTAAGCGCGTCGGCTTCGACGTGGCGGACAGTGGCGAGGACAAGAACGCTGCGGTCGCTGCGCACGGCTTCCTTGCCACGCATGTCGACGAGTGGCAGGCGCGCGAGGACGAGCTGCTCAAGTCAGCCGGCCGCGTTCATGCGCTTGCTCGAGAGCTTGGCGCATCGATCGATTACGACAGCATCGGGGTAGGGGCTTTCGCCGGCGCCCACTTCCAGGCGCTGAACGAGGAGTTCGGCACCCGGATCGACTATTTCAAGTTCAACGCCGGCGGTGCCGTGCTCAACCCAGACGACCGGATCGACGAGAACGACCCGGAAGCGCCGACGAACAAGGATTTCTACGCCAACCTGAAGGCGCAGACATGGTGGGACGTCTCCCGCCGGTTCCGAAACACCTTCAACGCGGTGGAGAAGGGGCACGAATTCCGCCCCGACGACCTCATCGCCATTTCGAGCGAGTGCGATCACCTCGACTGCCTCATCGATGAGCTGTCGACGCCCCGCAAAGACTACGACAACGCCGGCCGCTCGAAGGTGGAGAGCAAGAAGGATCTCGACAAGCGCGATATCCCGTCTCCGAACCTCGCCGACGCCTTTGTGATGGCCTTTGCGCCGCGTGACCACGGTACCGCCGCCGTCATGTTCCTGACTAAGAGGCACCGATGAACAAAGTAGTCAGCCTGGCGAATTACGCCCAGCGGCGCCTCAGCAGCATGTTCCCTGCCTTCTTCGCTAACGGGAACACGAAGCATGATCACTACAAGGATTTCGGCTACCCGGAGACGTTGAGCTTCACTCAGCTCTACCGGATGTACTGCCGGAACGGTGTGGCAGCTGCCGGCGTCGACAAGACAGTCCTGAAAACGTGGCAGGAGAACCCGTTTCTGCTCGAGAAGGAGCGGGACGGCTCGCAGTCTGGCGAAGACGACGAAACGACGCTGGAGAAGGAAATCCGCCAGCGCTTCGACGATCTGCGCCTTTGGGCGCGCCTTGCCGAGGCCGACCGCATGTCGATGGTGGGCGCCTATGCTGGCGTCATCCTTCGTGTTGCTGACAGCAAGCGGTTCGACCAACCCGTCGATCGCGCCAGTGGCGGCCTCAATGGCCTCGTCGAAGTCATCCCGGCATGGGAAGGGCAGTTGCAGGTTTCGCAGTGGGATACGGACGAGACGTCCGAAACCTACGGGCTGCCGAAGATGTACCAGTTCAACGAATCGGCTGTCGACACCACGATCAAGCAGCCTCGCAACCTCGTCATCCACCCCGACCGCGTCATCATCTGGTCGAAGGATGGCACGGTTCACGGCTCGTCGGCGCTGGAACCTGGCTACAATTCCCTCACCGACATGGAGAAGGTCCGCGGCGCCGGCGGCGAGGGGTTCTGGAAGAACGCCAAGTCCGCGCCCGTGCTCGAGGTCGATAAGGAAGCCAAGATCGACATGATGGCTAAGGCCATGGGCGTTTCGGTCGAAGACCTTGCCGACAAGATGAACGAGCAGGTGGCTGAATATAACGCCGGCTTCGACCAGCTGCTCATGATCATGGGCATGCAGGCCAAGCAGCTCAACGTGACCTTGCCGTCGCCTGAGCATTTCTATGCCATCGCCCTGCAGGATTTCGCCGCATCCATGAACATGCCGGTGAAGATCCTTGTCGGGATGCAGACCGGCGAGCGCGCCAGCCAGGAAGACGCTAGCGAGTGGGCGCAGACGAACATGTCGCGTCGGGCCAACCAGACGGTCCCGAACATCATGTCGCTGGTCAATCGTTTGGAGCGGTTCGGCATTCTGCCCGAGAAGGATTGGTTTCTCGATTGGACCGATCTGACCGAAAGCTCGATGTCGGAGAAGATCGACCGCGCGAGCAAGATGGCCGAGACCAACCAGAAAATGGGCACCGGCGTCGTCTTCACCGACGAGGAGATCCGCGCCGTCGTTGGTTACGAGCCGTTATCGGATGCGGACAAGTTCGCAAACGAGCCGACGGACGATGAAACCCGCGATGCTCTCGGCACCAAACCAAAGGACACCGTAGAATGAAGCACGTCCGCGTGAACGTTCGTTCCGTCGCGAATACGAAGGCTGTCCGGAAGGAAAAGCGCAACGGCCGTGACGTCGTCATCGTCCCCAGCGCCACGCTCCCCGACAACATCATCATGAACGGGATCATGTATCCCGCCGACGAGATCGAAAAGAGCTATGTCAGCCTGAACCGGACGCCGGCGCCGCTGGGCCATCCGACCATCAACGGCAAGTTCGTCTCGGCCCGGGACCCCGAGGGGATCAACCTCGGCTACATCGGCGCATGGAACGAGAACGTCCGCCGCGAGAACGGTCGCGTCTTCCTCGACAAGGTTATCGACGTCGAGGTCGCCAATCGTTCGCCAGGCGGCAAGGAAGTTCTCGCCGCGATCGAGAAGGGCGAGCCGGTACACACCTCCACCGGTCTGCTCGCCAACCTTGAGGCCGTGTCGAATGCCTCCGACCACAAGCACATCGCTCGCAACATCCAGTTCGACCACGACGCCATCCTCTTGAACGAGAGCGGCGCTGCCACCCCTGAGCAGGGCGTCGGCATGCTGGTCAACGCCAATGGCGAGCAGGAAGAAATAGAGGTCATCAACTCCTCCCTCACAGAGGAAGCTGACCGCGAGATCGACTGGGCGGGCACCCGCCTGGTCGAGGCTCTCAGGCGCCGGGAGAACATCGGCATCTGGGACAAAGTGAAAGCCGCGATCATGGAAGCCGTAGGCTCCGGGCGGGTTCCCTCAACCAATCGAAAGGAAGACGACATGCCTGTCTCTGACGAGCAGTTCAAATCGCTTTCCGATGAGGTCAAGACCCTCTCGGAAAGCATGGCTAAGATCGGTGACACGATCGGCGCCGCCGTCGCCAACGCGGTCAAGCCGCTGGTCGACGCACAGAATGAGATGGTCGCCAACCAGAAGACCAAGGAAGAAGCCGAGAAGGCTGAACTGGTCGTGAAGGTCGTGAAGGCGAACGTCCTGAGCGAATCCGCCGCCAAGGAACTGACGCTGAACGCGCTCAAGGAGCTGGCTTCCAAGGCTGAACCCGGAAAGGCTGCTGCGCTGAATGGCGCCTTCAAGCCCGCCGGCGACAAGCCGTCCTACAAGCTGCCGGAGGGTGAATAATCATGGCCCGCTATAACAAGATCTTCGCCGGCCCCGTAACGGAACGGCTGCCGCAGGTGCAGGAAGCGCTCGCGGCGGCCGCCACCCTCCCGGGCCTCGCCGTCGTCTTCAATGGCAGCGGCCACTTCGCCATCGCCGGCGCTTCCACCGTCGAGAAGGTCTTCATCGCGCAGGATAACTACCTGCAGATGAAGGGTGTCGACGAAGCCTGGGCCTCCGGCGATACCATGATCGGCATGGAAATGCTGGACGAGCAGTTCTTCAACGTCCGCATTCCGACCGGCAACAACATCGCCAAGGGCGCCCGTCTCACGACGAACGCTACCGGCCGCTTTGTGCCCGTCGCCGCCGGCAATCGCGTCATCGCGATTGCGGAAGAGGCTTACAACAACACCACCGGATCGGATCAGCTTGTTCGCGTGCGCGCGGCCAAGGGCCATCTGGCAGCCGCTTAAGGAGCGATCGAACAATGCGCTACTTCTCCTCCCAGCTCGTCGCCAACTCCCGAATCCATGCGGGTTGGTGGGACGAGGTACAGGCGAACCGCGAATGGTTCCACCAGACGGAAACCGCGCTGGCGACCGTTCAGAACGCGGCCGCCATCCTGCCGCGCGACGCATGGCTCGACCTCGACGGGATCACCCGTCGCGTCATGCGCTCGGACGAAGGTCAGGTCTACATGGCCGACCTGATGCCGCTCGCCAAAGCGGTCAACATCGGCAAGCTCGTCCATCTGAACCGAGTCTCTTCGGATGCAGGCTCGGTGGTCCGCTCGATGTCCGGCCAGGTGCCCGTGCCGATGGATAAGGTCGTCTACGACTACCGCGGCTCTCCGGTCCCGATCTTCTCCACGGCTTACGGCCGTGAATGGCGGGAATGGAACACGCTGCAGTCGGAGAACTTCGACGCACTGTCCGACGATCAGGAGGCACACACCGCCAAGATCCGTCGCGATATGGCGCTCTATGCTCTCGATGGCGACGCCACCATCAAGGTCGGCGGCTATACCGCTTATGGCATTCGCACGTCGCCGTTGGCAAAGGCGATCAATCTCGGCGCTGCTGCCGGAGGTGCGAATATCGACCTGACGTCGCCGGCGACGACCTCGGACGCAATCGACACGTTCTTCAGCCAGACCCTCGGCGCCATGCTCGATGACAACCTGATCACGGGCAAGGTCAACGTCTACGTCTCGCCCGAGATCGGCCGCAACCTGGACCGCTCCTATTCCGGCTCCGCCGGCTTCAAGGGCGGCACGCTGTTGCAGTACCTGCTGACGAACCGCCGCATCAACAAGATCGCGGTGACCTATGAGCTGTCCGGGAATGAATTCTTCGGCTTCGTGCCGAGCTCCGAATTCATCCGCCCGCTCGTCGGCATGGCCGTCAACACGACGGCGATGACCCGCCAGAACCCGACCGACAACTACCAGTTCCTGGTCATGGGCGCGATGGGCATCGAGATCCGGGCCGACTACAACGGCAAGACCGGCGTCTTCTACTCCACCGACATCGACTAAGGTTGGGCCTCGCCTTTGGGCGGGGCTTTCCCTTTTCTGAAACCAAGGAGATACGCCGATGAGCGTACGTGTGAAGATCACGCAGCCGGGCATCTATGCCAGCACCGGCAAAGAGATTGCGGTCGGTACCGAACTGACCCTGACGAAAGAGCCGAAGGCATGGGCCGGCCGGTATGAGGTGATTTCGTCCGGTGGCGAGGGCAAGGACGCGGTGACTGGTGAAGGCTATGCCGTCAACCAGAAGGGCGTGGGGTGGTTCTTCATCAGCAAGGACGGCGTGCCGGTCACCAAGTCGCTCCGCAAGGACGACCTGGAAGGCTTCGCCGACATGTCCGATGAGGACAAGGCCGCCTTCGTCGAACTGCACAAGGCAGAGGCGTAATCCATGGCAGGCTACGGTGACGATGCCACGTTTCAGACGTGGCTGACAGAGAACGGCTACACGCTGCCATCTGGCGCGCCGTCGCCTGCCGTCCTCCGCAATCGCGGGAGCCAGTACATCGACGCGGTGTACGGCTCCCGTTTCGTCGGCAGCGTTGCAGACGCGTTGCAGGAGCGTTGCTGGCCACGCGAGGGCGCGATCGTCAGCGGCAAGCTGATCCCGTCCGATGTGGTACCGACAGCCGTCATTCACGCATCTTTCTATGCTGCCTACCAGGAAGCGACGAAGCCCGGCAGCCTTTCGGCCGTCGGCTCCGGCGCCACCCGCGTGAAACGGAAGAAGGTAGGCCAGCTCGAGGTCGAGTATCAGAACACGTCAAGCGAGAGCGAGACCGGAGCCGATCTCACCCCTATCATTTCAGTCGTAGACGGCATGTCGGCGCCTTTCCTGCGCGACGACAGCCTTGTCTGCCTCGGTATTCTCTCGGTTGGCTGCTGATGGCTACGTTCGACTATGCCGACATGCAGGCGACCGCGCACGAGCTCATTGAGGAGTTCGGGCAGGCGGGTGTCGTCACCCGACTTGAGGCGCCGGACCCGGTCTATGGTGGCGATCCTGTCCCTACGCCTTACCCGGCCACGCTGGTCCCGATGGCCTACGAAGCCCGCTACATCGACGGCACGGTCATCCAGACCGGCGACATGCAAATTTACATCTCGGCTGTCGGGCTGGCGGTCGAGCCGACAGTCGGCGACGTCGTCACGGCCAATGGCGCCGATTACGCCATCGTGGCGGGAGATCCGAACAAATACGACGGCGTCACGCCGGTCGTCTTCATCGTCCAAGGAAGGATAGCGGCTTAGTTCTCCTGAACCGAGAGCCCGTCCTCGCCAATCCTGATCTCGACGCCGGATCTAGTCTCCTCGCGGTAGACGTAGACACCCAGTCCAATAACGACAACGGCAAGCACGGCGATCACGAGGTAGAGCCCATTCCGGTTCATCGGGTTTCTTTCCGCAGGTTGAGATCAGGTACTTAGAAGCAGTTCGGCGAAAGGCAACGGCATGACATTCGACGAGCTGCTGTCCACCTATGAGCCGCGCCTTGCCGCGGCATTTCGAGAAGCGATCGAGACGATCAAGTCGACGATTGTTCTCGCCCGCGTGGTCGAGCGCCTCGAGCGTGGCGACGTTAACGGCGCTGTTGAGGCCCTGCAAATCGAGCCCGAGGCGTTCTCCGCGCTTGAAATCGCGCTGCAGGAGGCTTTCAACGCCGGCGGCACNGCAAATCGAGCCCGAGGCGTTCTCCGCGCTTGAAATCGCGCTGCAGGAGGCTTTCAACGCCGGCGGCACCAATGCTGTCGGCGAGTTGCCAAAGGTCATGGACCCGCAGGGCAACCGCGTGATCTGGCGTTTCGGCGTCCGCAACCCTGTTGCCGAGGCGATCCTGCGCGACCTGTCCTCGACGATGGTCATGCACATCACCGATGACCAGCGGCAGGGCATTCGCCAGGCGCTGGAGCAGGGGCTTGCTCGCGGCGCCAATCCGAGATCAACGGCCCTTGACGTCGTCGGCCGGCAGAGCCGCGTCACCCGCCGCCGAGAGGGCGGAGTGATCGGCCTTACCCGGTACCAGATCGAGTTCATCGAGCGCGCCCGCGTTCATCTGGCGTCCGGCGACCCGGAACTGATGAACCGGTATTTCGAGCTCAAGACGCGCGACAAGCGTTTCGACCGGACCGTTGTTGCCGCGATCANGCACCGAAACCATGATGGCGCTCAGCTCCGCCCGCGACGAGGCAATGCGGCAGCAGATCGAGGCCGGCAAGGTCCAAGCACAGGATGTCACGAAGGTATGGCGGTCCGCCGGCGACAGCCGTGTGCGGCACACCCATCGTGTCCTCAACGGCGAGAGTGTCTCGATGGATGAGGTGTTTCAGAGCCCGTCGGGTGCGCGTCTCCGGTTCCCGGGCGACCCGCGCGCACCAATATCGGAGATTTCCGGCTGCCGATGCCGGCTCGAATACAAGGTGGATCACATCGGCGCGGTCGTTCGCCGGTACCGTGCTGAGGTCGTCTGATGGCAACACTCTCTTTTAGCGCTGCCGTGGCGCAGTGGGCCGACAAGGTCGAGGGTGCAGTCGAAGCTATCTTCAAGGAGTCGGCACAGGAGGTCGTCGAAGAAATGCAGAAGCCGGTCGGGCAGGGCGGCCGTATGCGCGTGGACACCGGATT